GGGCATTACGGGTAGTTCTGAATGAGTTCCGCCGACGTATTCAGCAAATTCAGCACAATCAATTGGTGTTCCAGTTCTGTCGACCGATCTGGAATCGCTGGTTGGAGATGGCCGTACTCAGCGGGGCAATCCATGCGCCCCGATTTCACAAAAACAAAGCCGATTATCGTCGGGTGAAATGGATTGCTCAGGGCTGGCCCTATATGCATCCAGTTCAGGATATGCAGGCCCAGAATTTGGCAGTGCGCAGTGGCTTCAAATCTCGTTCAGAAGTGGTGTCTGAACAGGGTTATGACAGCGAACAAATTGATGACGAAATCGCTGCTGACAATCGGCGGGCCGATGAGCTGACCCTTCAGTACGACAGCGATGGCAGGCAGTCTTCGAAGGATCCTTCAACTACTGACAAGGACGAAAACAAGGATGAGCAAGAAACCCCTGAATAATAAGCCGTGGTACACGTTAAAGAATCAGGCTAACCAAAATCAGCCAGCAGAGTTGCTGATTTATGATGTGATTGGTGATTGGGCAGGACTTTCCGCACGACAACTGGTTCATGACCTGAAGGATCTGGATGTCAGTGAGATTACGGTTCGCATCAACAGCCCCGGTGGTTCCGTGTTTGATGGCATTGCCATCTACAACGCCCTGCGTCATCACAAGGCACATATCCATGTAAGGATTGAAGGGCTGGCCGCCAGTATTGCCAGCGTCATTGCCATGGCGGGCGACACCATCCATATGGCGGCCAATGCCCTGATGATGATTCATAACCCGTTTGGTTGGGTCGGCGGTGATGCCGAAGAGCTGCGCAAAGTGGCGGATATGCTGGACAAAACCACGGAGGTGATTGCCCAGACTTATGCGGCCAACTGTGGGCTGCAGGTCAGTGAAATCATCAACCTGATGAATGAGGAAACCTGGTTTACGGCCAGTGAAGCGGAAGGGCATGGTCTGGTGGATGTGGTGGAAGAAGCGGTGCAGCTGGCAGCGCACTTTGATCTCAGTGTCTTTAACCATGTGCCTAAGCCATTACTTCCTCCGTTCATTCCACCTTCTGAGCCGGAAGATGAAAATACGTCGGCTCATGCATTGGTGGTGATGTCATTGTGTAATAAAGCCGGTTATCCGGAAATGGCGGAAGACTTTATCCGCACTCATCAGGGGATCGAAGACGTTCAACGTCGTCTTGCTGAGTGTGAAACCATTAAATCTCTGTGTGCTGCTGCCCAGACTACTGAGCGTGCCGCTGGCTTCATCCAGTCAGGCAAATCGGCAGAGCAGGTTAGAACGGCGTTATTTGATCTGCTGACAAAGGAGGATTGCGTATTGGATAACACGTTAACTCCAAATCAGCAGAGTCAAACGATTAAGCCCCTTGTTGATACCCATGCTGTTTACCGGAAAAGAAACAGCGCAATGTTTCCAGTGTCAGCTTGACGTTATGGGCTTTGAAAGAAATCGAGTAGGTCCAACTGAAACTGAAATTCAGATGACCTCTCTTTTAACGAGGGTCCCAGATGCTTTCGTTGATGACCACACATCCAGCAGGAACAGGTGCAAGGCGTATCAACGACATGCCCCAGAGCTGAGTTATCCAGATTTCCCTGCCAATAGTGCTTTCTGTTTTTCTTTAAACGGTTACGGTGATGCCTACGTATGGAACGCTGGTAGTTTTTCAAAATCGTTATCCCGATAAGATTGCTCTCTTCGGGTAGCCTCTCCTTCAAGAGACCACCCACGTAGCAAATGGGATAACAGGTAGTGATCATTCATGATCATGGATACAACCCAGTTGTGTTTGAACAGGAATATATCACAAACACATGCCTCATTAGATAGCTTGTTGCTTTACCTGATAAACAACCCTCAAAGGAACTGAAACCATGCCTGTCATGACAGAGCCGGTGCACACTGGCGAATTTATCGTGTCCGAAGGAAACAACAGCATCAGCAGGGAGAAGGTTGAACTGGCGGCGAATCTGACGCTGCTGCCCGGCACGGTGTTGGGCAAAAACACGGCCACTGCAGTTTATGGACCATTGGACCCAGCAGCAGATACTGGATTGCAGATGGCCGCCGGTGTGCTCTGGGATCATGTCACTACCGATGCAACCGGTGGGGAAGCGGTCATCATCGCCCGACTGGCAGAGGTGCATCAGGACCTGTTGGTCTGGCCGGATGGCATCACTGCAGAGCAACAAGTCACGGCCACCGAAGAGCTGGCTTCACTGGATATTATTTTACGACAGGGAGAGCGCCCATGAGCCTGCTGGATATTTTCAATGACGATGCCTTCAGTCTGACCAGCCTGACGGCCACGCTGAACGATCTGCCCTATAAGCCAGGACGTATTGGTGAGCTTGGACTGTTTACCGAAAGTGGCATCAATACCACCACCGCCATGGTGGAGTCCCGTAACGGGGAATTGATTCTGTTGCCTACCTCGGAGCGCGGAGCGCCAGCGCCTCAAGCCAAGGGTGGTAAGCGGAAGGTGCGCAGTTTTGTCATCCCTCATATCCCTTACGACTCCACCATTGTGGCGGATGAAGTACGGAATGTTCGGGCTTTTGGCTCCGAGAGTTCTCTGGAAGGGGTAAGGACGGTGGTGAATCAGCGGCTATCAGAGATGAATGCCAACCATGAGGTGACTCTGGAGCATTTGCGGCTGGGCGCCATCAAAGGTCAGATTCTCGATGCCGATGGTAGCTCAGTCATTTATGACCTGTTCCAGGAGTTTGGTGTCAGCCAACAGGCGCATACCTTCAAGTTCAGCGATGCAGCCACTGACGTGCGCATTCAATGTGTGAAGCTGCGCCGGAAAGTGGATCAGGCTCTGGGTGCTCAACCCTATTCAGGGCTAAGGGCATTCTGCGGTGCTGACTTTTATGACGCCCTGGTTGGCCACGACTATGTCAAAGATGCCTACCACCGTTACCAGGACAGTGCCTTACTGCGCAATGACCCCAAATCCGGGTTCCGCTTCGGCGACATTGATTGGGAAGAGTATCGGGGTCAAGTCGGTGATATTCCCTTTATCAAATCTGATGAGGCTTATGTCATCCCGGAAGGCACTGGCATCTTCCGTACCTGGTTCGCTCCGGCAGATTTTATCGAAACAGTGAACACCATCGGTTTGCCCCGTTATGCCAAGCAGAAGATTCTGGACTTTGATAAAGGCGTTCAGCTGCATACTCAGTCCAACCCGCTGCCCATCTGCCTGAAGCCCCGGGCGGTGATCCAATGCAAGATGAACTGAGTGAACTGAACCGGCAGGTGCTGACTACCTTTGGTCAACCGGTGATGGTCTTTCGGGGAGCATCTCTTTTCTCAGAAACCCGGGGCATCATCTCCAAATCGCTGGTGCCTGCCGGTCAGTATGAAGCGGTTTTGCAAACGGTCACGTCCATTACGTTGCCAGCGAGCCTCAAATTGCAGCGTGGAGATGAAGTCCAGTCAGCAGATCAGCAATGGATGGTTGATCGGAAACTGAAAGACGATGGTCAGCTGACCTGGTGGGGGCTCCATGAAGCTTGATTTGGATCTGGACAGCACCGTTGATGAACTCATTGAACAGTTCGATCATGCGCCAAAGAAAGTCAGCAAAGCGATTGCTCGATCACTACGCAAGCTCTCCCGGTTTGCCGAACGGCGAATATTGCGGGAGTTGGCCAGACAGCAGAGTATCTCTCAAAAAGTGCTGAAATCCCTGGGGCGGGTGAGAGTATCTCTGTATCAGCCCGGTGATCGGGCAGGGCAGAATTACAGCTTGATTATCTGGATTGGTGCTCTCGATATTCCGGCCCATTATCTGAGCAAACCTGTACAGACCAAGAGAGGCGTTAGAACCGGTCGTCGTTTTTGGGAAGGTGCCTTTTTGATGCGCCCCGTCAACGCCACTCACTCCATGGTGTTTGAGCGGAAAGACACCTGGCAGCATAAATTCCAGCGTTCCAAAAAATCGGGTCGTATGATGTGGATGGGATTGCCGTTGGAAAAGAAAGAAATCTCAATCTGGAGCTCGGCCAGTACAGTATTACAACAGCTGGAACCGGTTTTACTCGACCGGTTCACTACCTTGATGGAACAGGAACTGAACTATGCCTTCAACATCGAGTCCTGAAGCCAGAATTGTTGAAGCGCTGGTTTATCGCCTGACGGAAGTCACTCCTACCGTTTTATTGGGTTTCACTGCCCTGGGTCTGGATGAGGAACTACCCAAGCCTGCCATTCTGGTTCAGTTGGAATCACTCCAGGAGCAGGAGCGGCAGGGTAGTCGGGTCAAGATGCAGATGAGTTTGAATATCAGCGTTGTCATCAAAACGAATGAAGAAAGCACCTATGTCCTGATGGATCTGACCCGCTCAATCAGAGCGATATTCACCACGGGGGAGCGGTTGGTACCGGAGGCCCGTAACACCCAGTTCAGTGAAACCCAGTTTGATATCGCCCCCAATCATGGCCAACTCTCCTTTGCAGATATCCAGCTGACCATTGACGTCAT